CCCTCGGAGTTATGAGCCCCGCGCGCTACCGCTGCGCCATGCCGGTGAAGTGTGTTGTGTGGTTGCTCCCTTTTACGTCCAGCTTGACGGCCAGCTTCTGTAAAGCTGGCGAAGTGAAGGAATACCCCCAGTCAGTTTCGATCTGACGACCTCCGGCTCGTAAGGCGATAACCATCAGTCATTCGGACTTTAGACAAGTCTAATGGGTGACCGACGATGTTTTACGGCGCGCTTCCGCTGCGCTATGAGGGTATGTATGTTTATTGGAGAAATTTTTTGGCTGCACCCCTAAGAATTTGTTGAAATGGGATACTACCGATTTTTGGTTTTTTTTTCGCAGTGGCACTCGTGGGAATTGAACTTGCGACCTTGACATTGCCAACACGTGGTCGGACAACTGAGCCATGGGGCCTGTTCGTTGCGAACTGCTTGGAATGTGATGCAGCGAAATGGGTATAGTAACATGTCGGTGTCTGGATGACCCCAACACTTAATGCTTACGAGTTCGTAGGTCTTGATTTTCAAAGTCTAACATCTATGCGCGAATCATCGCACCTTGCGCTGTCAATATTATACGTGAAACACTTGCCGTCGTATTTAAACGTGAACTTCTTGGTTTCCTCCATGTCGGGGGCCTTGAACACCATGCAATTGCGCCCGTGGCACGTCTTCCTAAATAAACTGGACAGACCCAGACCCATTATTATTCCGAAGATTACCCGGCTTGCGGAAGAATGAATGAAGTCATGTAGTTGCATTATTAAAATGCTAAATGTTTAAGTTGTTTTATAACTATATTTTATTTTTTTGAAAACTGCAATTAAATGCGGATTTTTTTCATGTTTGCATGGGGATGGTTTTCAGCGCGTCGTCGTTGGCGGGGCACGCCTTCATCTCTTGCTCAAACCGGAAGCAGTTGTGCGCCTTGTCGCGGAAGTTGAAGTGGTCCGCGTTGTCCTGCGTGGGATACACGATGACCACACGCTGCTTGGGGAGAGAAATGTAGATGTAAAACACGCCGAGGGCGAAACTCACGATAAATGCTGGCCAGGAAATGTTGTTTAGAACAGACATGCCAGTGTGAAATATGGTATGGATAAAATGATCATATATTATATTTTTGACACAATTTCTCTCTGTCATTCAAATCAGGGATTGTATTAGGCATTGGACTGTGCCTTTGTTCTGGCATTAGCATTGGCTCGTTCCTTGGCTTTGGCTCGGGTTTTGGACGTGTACTTGGTGGCGGGCACGCCGTTCTCCACAATGAAGTCAATGAGCTCGTCCTTGCCGGTGTCGGGGTCGTCCAGATTGGCCACTTCATACACGTCGCCCGTAATTCTCTCTTGGTCCTTGGTCCAGTTCCAAATGTAACCGGCCAGCTGGTCCTTGCGCTTGCGCGCCAGCCGTTCGCGCAGCTGTCGGTTCCGCGCTTCCACCGTGATGCTGGGCACGTCAATCTCAAACTCCAGCTGCTCCAACGTGTACGGTTTCTGCACCAGTCGGAAGCCGTCGTTTCCCAAGCGTTCCACATCAGAATACACGTATTTTTTTTCCATGATTTTAGCATTCAGCGGTTCAATTTTGCCAATGTAAATCGCCATCGCATCCTTGATGAAGGATGAGTCCTGCTTGGAATCCGCGCCGCGCTGCACAATGTCCTTAAATTCTTGCACCGCCGCATAAAAATCCACGGTCAACGCGTCCACTTCTTCGCGACGTTCCGCGTTGCGCACCACATCCAAATACTTTTGCCGAAACCCTCCATAAAGGTCCAGCGCTTGGTTCAGCGACGCCCGTTCCTCTTCAAACTTGCGGAGCGCTTCTTCTTCCGTGGTGTAATTGAACAACAAATCCAACTTGGTCTTAATGATTTGGTCCTTCAAAATGTCGGTCATGAGCAGGGACTTGTTGGCCAAGTCCTCTAAATTCATGAATTTGCCTTTCACGATTTCAATGCTGAGGGAGCACGGCTGCGACCGGTTGCCGCACTGCGCGCGCAGCATGCCATCCTCGTTGGTGAAATGGGTTCCGCCACTTTGGCCGCATGCCACGCACTTGCGGTTGCGCTTAATCTGCATGATTTTGGTCCGCTTCTGTTGCATGGTGAGGGTTTGGGATTCTTTGATGGCCTTCTTATGTTCTTCATATCTCTCGTCATAGTCATGTTTGTACCGATAATACTCGTTCAGCGCATCCACGTAATCGGCTTTGCTCACATTGGTGACCGGTGCAGATTTGGGTTGGAGGGGTGGGTCCATGGTGATTTGATGGGATGGTGGTTCCGATTTCTTATATATGGTGCACATTATTTATGCGAACGCTGAACCTAAGCAAACCCAATGCATTCATAAGAATATTTTGCGATTTTTAATCAATTCAACTTCCGGCACTTCCCATTTAGGAAGTCCGGTTATGAAGTTGCCGCGTGATGCAGCGTGGTTTGCGGCATTCACCATGCGCAGTTTAGAGAGAATGTATTCTTGCTGCTTTCGCCGAATGACGACCTGCTCTTCGGGCGTCGGTTTACTGCGACGTTTGTAATACAACAATGCCCCCAATATGAGTGCAAACAACCCGAACATGCAAAGGTTGAACACGGTGTTGTGATACTCCTCGCGCAAACGATTGCATTCTTTTAACACGCCACCAAAAAAGTATTTGACTCCGGGCTCAATCAGTGACGGGGGTGCATTTGCATTTGCATGATTGCCGTGCATTGAATTTGAATTGAGGGTTTATATTATGCCATTAAAAATTCAAATTAATTTATACACATTGTTTATACTTAACCTCTGAACCAATAAAAAGACACACCTTCTTACCACAAATGGTTGCAGCATCCGCGAGTGCATCATCCGTGTCTGTTTCGCCGAACAATGGATTGGTGAATATGGGCATTTATAGCGTGATTTCCGTTTTGTATTTATGGATTGATTACATGATGCCGTTAAACGAGAGCAGCGCCTCGGACCCTGACAAACCTGGCAAACCTGGCAAACCCAAAACGTTCGCATTCATTTTTTTAGTTGGCATTTGGTTGACCCAATTCTTCATTACCTTTAATTCATTACAGCAAATGTGCATCAACAGTCCGAATTATGGATTGGCGGCTTGGTCATCATTTGCAACATGGATTGTGCTGTTCGTGCCCCTGTTTTGGTGTTTGGAATACATGTACACCTGGCTGCGACCGTTTGGCAACACGTTTGGTTACTTGATCATTAAATTAGACGGTTTGGTCTCATTCATGAACAGCATAGTGAAAACAAAAGCCGAAGGCAAAATTCAAGAGTACTTGGATTACCTGAAGTATGACCCATGGGTTATGTTTAGCATGCTCACCACGTCCGAATATGCACCGGACTCAGTCAATGCCAGTAAAAAATTTGACGACTTGGCCAAAGGGTATTTGAAGCAAGATATCCGTGTGCTCGATGCAAAAAACACGTTTATTAAATATGTGCGTGCAAAAGAAAGCATTGCTAAATTCATATTTTACGTGCTAACATTGAATTTGATGGCAGACATCACGTTCGTCATCGCCCAAGAAAATTCGCCATGCGTCATGAACATTAATGAAATTAATGAAGCAGCATCATTCAAACCCCCCAAACTCAACCCTAATGCCACCGCCAAGCCCGCAGTTGTTTACAAAACATCAGAATGAACCCATCGGGGAGTGATTTGATTTTGCATGTATATATATTTTTTTCACAATGTATTATATAAATGCAAATGAAAAGTAAAACCCGAAATCGCAGGACTGCTCGCAAAGCTTGTCGCATGCGCAAATCTCACAGTCGCAAAGCTTGTCGCAGTCGCACGGCTCACAGTCGCAAAGCTTGTCGCAAAGCTTGTCGCAGTCGCAATTATCTAAGAGCTGGTGCAAAGCTTGTCGCAGGCGCACCTGATCCACCCAATCCTTATATAAATCCTGGTGATGGGTATGGCACACCACCCAATCCTTATAGAAATCCTGGTGATGGGTATGGCACACCACCCAATCCTTATATAAATCCTGGTTATGATAAGTATACACCTTTTATTGGAACCCCGAATGGCACACCACCCAATCCTTATAGAAATCTTGATGATAAGTATACACCTTTTATTGGACCCACCGAATCTGTACTAGAGATGTAGAAGCATGGGAGTGGACGCGTATAGCACCAGCAAATACGAGAGAATTGCGAGAATAATTGCGACAAGCCAGGCGGGCACCACCGTTTTTCGCTGGAACCCGATGCCGAACTGGCGCAAACTGCCGTCTTCATTGTACATGAATCGGGGCTTGAATGCCTGGATCGCCGCAAATGCCGCTAAAAACACCAGGATAGAAAAAGCCGTGATGTGCCGTTTGATGAAGAACTGGTTGAACTGCAGAGACATCGTGGTTGAATTATTAATATAATATTGCAATATTACAATATTATATAAATATTTATATAACACAATGCAATTCATCTGGTCTATTGGTATTGGTCTGGTTCTTCACCATGAACATATGGAATGATGGTATCGCCCCTTTTCCACACGAGTCTGTTTTGGTCTATGCTTAATACGTATCCTCCCCCGGAAATATACCCCAAGATGGGCAAATCAAAATCACGGTTTTTAAATTCATCTAGCAAATCTATTGTAGATCCGCCGAGCTTAGGAATTATGAGCACAGAAACTGATTTTGTAGGGTCAGCGTTGTTGTGCAAAGAATTCATCGGATACGTAATTCCAAACATAGTGTTTTCATCAAGTATTATATACCAACCATTATTTGTGGGAGAAGTCTCTGTTGGAAGACCTTTCCACTCCCACTCATCATAACACCGATCAGTGCACTCTTTAATGCACTTGGTCAATGTGCCTCCTTTAAGTTTCCGTTGGTTTCGCCGAGTTCGGCGTTGTTTCCGTTTTACGTTTCTATTTCTGCGAGTTGAAACCATGTCATATAATACAACCTCTCATTTTATTTTTTTTATTTTGTTAATGTTTCAAAACGGCCAGCGGGTGCCATTCCCCGGTTGCATCATCATGATACTGAAAATGCGGGTCGGACCAAACGTTGATTGAACCCATGTCCATGGACACTATTTCATTGTGGTGAAGACGCGCAAACTGGCGCAGCGTGTCAAATGCCACCCCATCTGGCGTGCGAATAATGCGATTGGTTTCCGCGTCAAACGTGGCGAACCATTCATTCCATCCATGATTTGCGCGATTCACCAATATCAAATGTCGCAATCGCATGCCATCCTTTAAGTATTTGATCTGATTTTGTTTACCGACGTTGCGCGGGTGTTTGAATGCGCTGCCAATGCTTCCACTGCAGCTTGAAGTGTCGTCATCGTCATCCCCCATGACCTGAACCTGATGCGATTGTTGGTCCTGCGATTGTTGGTCCTGCGATTGTTGGTCCTGCGATTGTTGGTCCTGCGATTGTTGGTCCTGCGATTGTTGGTCCTGCGATTGGCGCTGTTCTTGCATTTTTTCAACCGCAACCGCCTCTTTGACATACAACGTGCCATAATACCAAATGCAGTCATTGGCGTTAAATGTGCTTGAAACCGGCTCGGGTGCTGGTGCTGGTGCTGGTGCTGGTGCCGGTGCGCACCAACGTTGGGGAATAAAGTAATTTAAATAACTGCTGGGTTTTTTGAACCCATGAAAAAAATGTTTGGGTGCATCAACGTGCACTTTTTGCACGCCTTTTGCCTTTGAATTTAAATGGTTGATGAATGACGGCATTGTATATTGATTGGTTGAGGGATTGGATTGAGTGGGTTATTGCGCAAGCTTTATGTTTTTATTCGTGCAAATAGATTTGTCCCATTTTAACTCTTCAAGATGTGTAAATTGGGTTTTTCAGACACGCATTCCTTATCATGCGTTCACACTCGTTTTTTAACAATGGAGATGGCGAATGCAGCCCCGCCGCATCGGGGTTGTGCACATGCTCCATGGCAAATGCGCTTGCCACTTCGCGGCTAGGAATGCGGTAAATGTTTTCGTGCACGCTCAACCAGTGCGAAAAAAACACGTCTTCCGGAACATTGGGAGCATGCGGATATTGTTGCGCGATGGCCAGCATGGCGCGCACGTTTCGCAACGACAGACCGCCATTGCCCACGGTCAATTGCATGCGCCGATTGTTGGGCGAAATCGTGGCATAGATGCCTCCATCCGGCCACGGCGCGCCCACGTAATCGTATTTTAAGAACGAGTCAATGGTGTTGTTGAGCAGCAGCGTGTCGCACTGAAAAATGAGCGCGTGTTCGCACTTGAACCCATTCAGCAAACACATCCAAAACAATGGATTGCACATCATGGCGTTGTATTCATGCATGGTCAAATTGCGCTGTGCCATGCGCACATAATGAACCTGCTCGTCCGAAATGGCATCCTTCAGGCCGTCTTTGACGAATCTCTCGTTGTCTGGGCCGTGTTGCACGATGAGCCCCCAGCCCGTGTGTTGCAGCAAGTACATGAAGTTTTTAATAACGGGGATCAGGTTCGGGTGCTGGCGCGGTTCTATGATCACGCAGAATTTACGGACCGCATGTTTGGATTGCAGCTGCTGGAATGAATCGGCACCCAACGCCGCAAACCGTTGTAAATATTGCGCCCAAATTG